CTGGATACAATAGAACGTATAAAGCAGTAACAAGAAAGATAGAGGCTTTAGGGTTTAGAAAACCAAAAAGATACAAAACTGGACACGAAATTAGTATTGGATACTTAGACATAGAATCTACTGGATTTAGTGCTAATATCGATGTAATGCTTTCTTGGTGTATAAAAGGAAGAGGCGTAAAGAAAGTTGCTGGTGCTTGTATTACAAGAGAAGAACTAATGTCAGAAAAGTCAGATGCACGTATTGTAGAGCTCTTAGTAGAAGAAATGAATAAATACGATGTTATTATGACTTACTATGGAACTAGGTTTGATATTCCGTTTATAAGAACAAGAGCGTTATATCATGGAACATATTTCCCTATGTATAAACAAAAATCACATAAAGACCTATATTATGTTGTAAGGTCAAAATTAAAGCTACATCGTTCTTCATTGATGGCTGCTACAGAGTTTTTTGGTATTGATGGTAAAACAAGAATCAAACCAGAATATTGGCAAAAAGCAAGATGGGGCGATAAAAAGTCTTTAAAGTATGTATATGACCACAATGTCGCAGATGTTGAGATATTAGAGTTATTACATAGAAAACTAGAAGAACATGCACCGCCAATGGTAAGACCACTGTAAAAGGAGAGAATATGGCTAATAAAGAAGAAAAACTAGTTATAATGAACGATGGCAAAGAAATAGAGTTTGTTATGTCTGATTTGTCAGACGAGGCGAAAGCGCAATACGCTAGAGCTAATGAACTTGCAGGTCAACTAATGCAAATAGACCGACAAGCAAATGAAATAAGATTTCTTGCTAATAACTATATTAGATTCGTAATCAACGAACTTGAAAAAGAAGTTGACGAAAAAGAAGAAAAATAGTTAAATTATGCTAGAACGCATTGTTAAAGGTGTAACACACTACCTTTACGAAAGTCAAGAAGAGTTTAGAGAGTATCATAAAGATATATCTTTAGTAACTGATTGGAGACATTCGAATAAAGGAGATTGGATATTAACTGACGATGGTCAAGTATGTCAAGTGTTGCACCTAGGAGTGTTAAAAAAAAGCGATAGGAAAAAACAAACTACGTTTATTAGGACTATAATGGGTTCTTATGTTTGTAGTCCTAGAGTAATGATGGAAGGAGATATGAGAACAAATATGCATACGTTCTCTACAGAAGGAAAATCTCCGTCTATTAGAAAGAAAGAAAGAGAAAAAGCGACTGAAAAAGAATTTCTCTTTGGAAAATACGTTGCAAAAGGAGATGATGTGGTTGAAGCATATATGAAAGCATTTCCTAGTAAAAACGAAAATTATGCTAAATCACAAGCAAAATTACTATTAAAAACAGATAGGGTAAAAAAATTGATTAGAGAAGAAATAGATAAATATTTAAGCGAAGCTGAAATTACTCCTACCTATCTTTTAGAAGAGATGAGAAATATCATAGATAAAGGAGGTTCTTCAGACAGAGATAAGATTACAGCCTTAACAACATTAATGAAAATTTCTGGAATGATGGAAACACAAAAGACTACAGAGTCTGTTACATTATTTCAAGGATTTACACAGGAGCAATTAGGTGCAATTCAAGAATCCAAACACAAAAAACTGGCGGAAGTTAAAAGAGATAACGAGAAATAATCGTTGTTTAATTTGTTACTATCCTCTAAAGAAAACTGGAGTATTCTTGTGGAGTAGGAGAAAAAAAGATACTACTCACGTAAAATGCTTCAATTGTTTAACAGTATATAATACATCATTTGGTATTACCGATATGGGTATACCTAGAGAGGTAGGTCATTCATGAGATTAGCAGTTTATGGTACATTAAGAAGAGGTTATGAAGATACAGGTCATATAGAAGGCTTTAGCTTAGTATTTCCTGGACACAAGCATTTTCCAACTATTATAAAAAATGAAAAAGGAAAAGGTGCTGTAGTAGAATTAATGGATGTATCAAAATCAGAATTAAATATGTATGATATGTATGAGTCTGTAAAAGATGGTTTATACATTAGAACTACCGTAGATGTGATATTAGACGAAACAGGTAAAAAAGAAAAATGTTGGGTTTATGTAGCTGGACCTTTGTTATGGCAAAACTCTAGTATGTTTACAGAAGTTCCTGATGGAGATTGGTTGTCACCAAAAACGTTAATAATGATGGATAGAGTTTATGAGCAGCAAGAAGCCAGAGACGTTTAATATTATACCACCAGACCTTTCTCAGAAAGAACAAGCACTAGAACTAGCAAAAAAAGATATTGTTACTTTTGGTCAAATGTTTTTACCTGAAGACTTTATGAAATCAACACCTGCTCCTTATCAGTATGAGTTAAGTGATATACTTTTAGGAGATGATAAGCGTGTTTGTATTATATTGCCTAGAGGTCACGCTAAATCAACACTAGCTAAAACAGCATTGTTATACCAGTTATACTTTTCTCCTCCAGAAAAAAAACAATTTATAGCTTGGGTTTCCGAGGAACAATCTCAGGCTATTGACCATATTAAATATATACAAAATCATATAGATGTTAATCCTGCATTACAATACTACTTTGGAGATTTAAAAGGTAGTAAGTGGACGGAGAAAGAATTTACTACTGCTAGAGGAGATAGAATTATTGCAAAAGGTACTTCTCAGCGTTTACGTGGTCGTTCACAATTAGGATTAAGATATACTAATATTATTCTTGACGACTTTGAGTCAGAATTAAATACTAAAACACCAGATAGAAGGAGAGAGATTAAAGAATGGGTAATGTCAACGGTAGAACCCGCTTTGGAAAACTCCAAAGAAAACGAAGGGTCAATATGGCTTATTGGTACAATAGTCCATTACGACTCATTTCTACAAGGAGTATACGATGGGTATCTTCAGGCAGAGAAAGAGGATAGAAAATCTGCTTGGAATGTTCTTTATAAAAAAGCTATAGTAGATGATATACCTTTGTGGGCTAGTTATTTTACAAAAGAAAAACTAATGGACATAAAACAAAGGTTTACTGAAATGGGACTAGTTCATAAGTTTGCACAAGAGTATCAAAATGAAGCTAGAGACTTAGAAAGTGCTAAGTTCCATATCGATAGACTAAATTATTATCAAGGAAATCTCGTAGAAAGAAACGGTTTTAACTACATGATGGTAGATGAATCAGCTATACCAGTAAATGTATATATGGGAGTTGACTTGGCTTATGAAGCAAATGCAAGAAGTGACTTTCAAGTAATTATGGTTATTGCTATTGATAGCGATAGAAATGTATATGTAGTAGATTACTACAGAGAACATTCTCCTTTGTATAATATGCCAAAACGAATTGTAGATATGGCAAAAGAGTATCACCCTGTAAGAAGAGTTAATGTAGAAAAGGTTGGTGCGCAAGGATTAGTAAAAGATTATGTAAATCAACTTGTTGGAAAAGATAGAAAGCTTGCTCCTGGTTTGTCTCAAGGAGTAAGACCTCCAGCTGGTATCAAAAAAGAAGATAGGTTAGAAGCATTGCTTTGTCCTATTGTTAATCGAAGAAAGATGTTTATCAAGAAAGAACATGCAAGCATAGTAGATGAGATGTTTGAGTTTCCAAAAGGTAGAAATGATGACCTTCTTGACGGACTTTGGTATGCAATAACAACTGCAAAACCTCCTAAAAGTTCTGCTATAGATGCAAACAAGCTTGAAGATAAAATCACAAAAATAGAAGAAAACAGAGCTAAAAGAGTCATAAACTGGGTTACTGGTCAAAAAATATAATTTTTTACTTGACTTGAAAGACTAAAAATAACTATTTTTAGACTAAAAACTAAATTGGGAGTTTATGGCTAAATACGACGAAAACAAATCAAAGCCTCAGATTTCAAAAGAATTGTTTAGGCGTTGGAGAGACGCAAGACAAAATTGGGACGCTGAAGCAAGAAATGCAGTAGATTTTACTCTAGGAAATCATTATAGTAATGATGAATCAGAAGCTCTACAATCAGTAGGACAAGCTGATTTTGTTATAGATAGAGTATATGCTGCTGTTGATAAACTGAAATCACTACTTACAGCAAGACCTGCAAGATTTTCTGCTATCGCTAGAGAAGACTCAGATAACAAACTTTCTAATGTTTGGAAAACAATATTAGAATATGTTTGGGATATTTCTAACGGTGATAGTACTTTTAAACAAGTAGTACACGATTATGCTGTTACTGGACTTGGATATATGTATGTATATGTAGACCCTGAAGCAGACTATGGTAGAGGTGAAGTTAAATATACGCACGTAGACCCTTTTAGAGTATATGTAGACCCAGCGTCAAGAGATAGATTTTTTAATGACGCGTCAGGAATGATATTGTCTACGTTTTTAACCAGGCAGCAAGTTTTAGACCTATATCCTCAAATGGAAGAGTTTATTGATGATATAGAAGTTGGAGTAAATTCTTTGTATGGA